TCCTCCGCGGTTTCAATGACTATAATAAGATCATCGATATACTCCTGTGTTGCCATATAGATACATTAATTAAATTGTTTACTGAACTCTTTGGAATGAACCCGCGGTTTCCGGTAGCCGCTTTCCGTGATTTCTCCCGTCCAGTTGGACTCCTTCTCGGCAAACGTGAGCTTTAACGTCACGTTCTGCGGCGCGTCCGGACGGACACGGTAAGAAAACTCTTCCGCCGAAGGAATTACCTTGATCTCTTCCCGGCCGTAACCTGCCAGGTAGACATCATCGGAGGAAAGCAGGTCAAGAAGAAAGCGTATTTCCTGCGGGCGTTTGAATCCCGTCTTAACCGTTACGGCTTCCTGTATCTCCGTACGTATGCGATCCGAATAATAATCATCGGTAATTTCATCGTAACGCCGGAAAACAGCGTCTTCGTCTTCATCCATGCCGGGAGTTACGCTCGCCTCGCCTTCCAGGGAAAACACCTCGTAAACCCCGTAACTGTTCAGGAACCGGAGCCGGTAACGCTCGCGGACCGTCGGGCTTTGCTCGATCCCGATCCGGAGAGCGAACGTTTCACCGCTATACACGTCAAAAAGGTTGGCCAGTACCCCGTAATCGGTAAAGAATTTAAGTCTTACGGCCTCCAGGTTCAAGGCGTAGAAATTCCCTGCCGTGCCTGGTACTGCAAGGCTTTGTCCGGTAAGAAGTTCCGTTATTTTCAGCTCGTGCTCCGGATAGATGAAACAGAGCGGGTAAAGTTCCGTCTCGCGCATCGTTATACGCCAGTCATTGCTCCGGGTGGTAAAGAAGAAATTGCAGGATTCATTCAAGAACTTCAAAGAAAAGATGTTATTACCTTCTTCATGCAATTTCTTAAAAGCCCGTTTGGATATACCGCCACGCCAGGCAGTAACAACCAAAGTGGCCGTTTCTTCCTCCTCATTTTGAAGGGTGATCGTGACGACCGCCTTGTTATACCGTTTATCGGAAAGGCTTATCAACATCTCGGAACTGTTCGTTAACGGGGGAATATCAACAAAAAGCGTTTCCAGGACCTCCGCGATATTCACCTTGAAACTTCCATTACCGTTACCGGTAAATATGGAACGCATAAATTCAAAGTTCACGAAATACATTATATTGTAAGTCGCCATAGAAGTAGTTTCTACCGAAAGATAAACAGGGTTTCCGGTAAAGGCGTTTTCCGTCGGATCAATGTTTGCTGTCAAACTCATAATTCAAAGGTGTTAACGATGAATATTCCGTTAAACTCACTCTTATTTTCAAGTCCGGAAAGGAAACGATCACGCTGATCCGTGGGAGACGTCAGGAACTTGTAAAAGTCCGAGAGCCGCCCCGCATGGTTTTCCCTCCAAAGCTTATAAAGCTCCGTCACCTGTGAAGATGACGGGGCAAGGATGATATTATTCTGCTTTTCCATGCTGCAAAAGTTGGGTTTATCAAAGGAAGAATAAAGGACGGGATCAGCTAAGCACCCTCGATGCGACAAACCTTACCTGGTATTCGACTTCTTCCGTTTCGTAACAAAAATAGTTGGCCGCGCCGGAACGCTCGTTTACCTCGATTTCAACCTCTATCTTACATTTGTAAGTTTTTTCTATGATGTTATCCTGTGCGGTGGGCGGATTTTTTAATATATCCTCATCCGTTGACGGCGTAACATACCCGTCATATATCGTATTCGATACACGGCAACCGTACACAGCATACATCCAGTGATAACGGTAATAATCTTCCCAATATTCCACCCTTCCGGCCTGTACACTCTGCAAATTGGAAGAATATACGACCCACACGTAGGAAGCACCGCCCCACACGGGAATGCCCTGTTCATTATCCAGATTATAGGGACCGATCAGACGCAGGGAACGCAACGTAATGTTTACCGGTACCAGTTTACCCGCAGGAAGCGAATAGGAAAGGCCGTCCAGAAGCATGTACTGCCCCCGCAGGGCTACCGGGGTCAAGACATCCATTTTCATAAGCTGGTGAACCGGTAAAAGGGTGTTTGTGTCCACCTGGTTAAAAGAGTGCCTTAATACGGCGTCATACTTCTGCCAGAACTTGGCAAACAGACCGTCTTCAAACTGGAATAAAAGCGATATCGTATGTTTGCTGCCGTCTTTTAACGTAATTTCTCCGCCGTCCGGAGCGTATGGTAAAATAGAACCGAAGGAATAATCCGTACTTTCCGTAACGGCCTTTGTAAAAGCGAAAGCGAAGGAAAGCGGCGTCTCCTCCTTTTCCGAATCCTCTTCATCATCGGAAGAGGTTTTCAGGTAGGTATAACGGTGCACATACCCGGCCAGGTAATACGGGGAAAGAAGGCCGTTCGGGGCAAAATCCATAAACACGCATTCATCATCGCTCGCCAGCTCCTCGTCCTCTACGTTTTCCGTCTTCCGGTCCCAGTTAAAGAAACTGGATGATGATAACGTATGCTTCTTGTTGCCCGAATCCCATTTGTACCAGTTGCCGGTGGTCTTCTCGTAGTTCAGCCACACGGAGGCCTGGGAAGGATCGAAACGGCTTACACGGATAACCATTTTTTCGTTCCCCTTGATATAGTCCTCGTACCGTTCCACCGAAGGCGCGGCACCGGTAAAAGACGTTTTGGCCGATAACTTTATCTGACGGGCCGTTTCATAATTGATAAGGGGTTCCGCCGTCAGATTCCGGGACAGATCAACGGCAGGTTCATCTTCCATTATATCCCGGATCAGTCTTAAAGTGGCCGTTTTCGTATCGGAAGAGACATTATAAACCAGTCCGAAACGTACATACAGCGCGTTTAAAAAGTCCTCAATCGTACAATCCGGCATTAAATCGGCATAATTGAGGATACCCGTCACGCAACAGTCGGCGGCATTGTTCAGGATTACCAGGCTGGAAAGTTCCTTGTCCGTCTTAAAAGGATTTTCGGTTATAGTATAACCAAATTCTGAAAATATAAAGTCCAGGACACGGTGCACGTATAAGAAGGGGGCCACGCCGTACCCTTCCGGTAAACTCGTTTCGGTCGGGGTATCATTTATCAGTAGTGTTTCCGTCCTTGCCTGATAGCATAAGGCATATTCACCGTTTGAATCCAAAGTGATACGGTTTATGTATTGCGGGTAATACGTGCCGTCCTTGGAATCATTTTTGACTACTATTTGAAATATGGCAAAATCTTCATGGGAATCCGTGAAGAACCAGTTTATAGAGGACATAAGACCGCTAACGGTACCGCCGCTTATGCTGGGTAATGTGATCGAGTTCAGTTTCTTTGCTTTCCAGGCGCTGTAGGCTTCCGAATTGTCAAAACCGATATTTAAAGTAATTCCTTCCGTCCTGCCGGCGGAAACGATATTTATCTTTCCGGTACGTTTATACACCCCGTCCAATACCGTACATGTCTGATCTTCATTCATCGGTTTTACACCCATGTCGAGCCGGTGGGCAAAACCGGTTATCCCTGCATTGTTGGCAGTGACGGGAACCGTGACCGGTACGGTTTGTGATCCCCGGTCGTTCATGACGGGGGATTTCTCGTCGATCTGTACGGTAAAGTCACCCCCTAAGTCCAGATAACCTTTGTTCGTCTTAATCTTTAGCATAATGATTACTTATTTTCCGCGTGTAAAGGTGTCGCGGGCGTTATCTATAGTTTCTTTGGCCTTCTCCAAATCCTGGTAAACGATATAGGCCTTTATCAATTTGATAGCCTCACAGGAGGCGCGAAGCTCCTTTGCCGCTTCCAGGAACTCCCGGTAGGAAGAATCACCTGCAGGGGAAGTCACGTAACCGCCTTCATAATATTCACCCGGATTCTGTGGTAACGGGTTGGCACTGGTACGCTGCCGCCTGATCGCTTCGATAGTGCTAACGGCGTCGATCACTTTAGGATTATTCATTTCCGGCTGTGGTACCACATATTCTCCCTTATGAACTACGCCGGCCACTTCATAGCGTCCGCCGGGACCGGTGTAACCGCCTTCCGAATATCCACCACCGGAAGAACCGGAAACAACACGTTCAGCCGTGGCAGTCTTGCTGCCGGTGGTGTTTTTCAAGGACATGTTTTTAATCCTGTCCCGTTCTGCCTTGGCCGATGCAAGCTGGGCCACACCGGTAGCCGCAAGCATTACTGCAGCAACGGTTCCGGCAATCGGCCCGAGGTCCGCGTACGCCTTCATAATCGAAACGGCCGTATCTGCTATGATCTGGGAACACTTGATAGCAAAGTTTACATCCGCGTACTTCTTTTGAATCTCCAGTTTCTTATTTTCCTTCTCTTCTTCCAGGGCGGCAGTATCTTCACCGTTGTTCTCGGCTTCCTGTATGAGAACATCGTATTTTGCTTCCACCTGGTCGATTTCGGCTTGTTGAATGGCTTCCACCATGGAAGAGGAAAGACCGGAATAGTAGTCAAAGTATTTTTTAGCGTTATTCATCTGCATTTGCAGCTTTTTACGCTGGTATGTCTTTTCATCTATTAATTCCTGATCGTGCAGATTCTTTAACAGGGCCAGTTCATTCTGGTATTCCTGTGCCCATGATACGCCGATCTGGGATTGAATCTGGTATAAACTATTCTGGTACTCAAATTCAAGCTGGCTAATTTCCTGCTGTTTCTGTTTCTCCAAACCAACGGTAGAAATTCCCGCCTGCCTCGCTATCTCAATTATGGCATTATAAGTCGTTTCTACATCCTGAACCTGTTTCCGGTGTGCTTCCTGCATACCGGTTATTCCTACCGGAACGGAAGTTATTTCACGTACTTTTTGAGCAATGGCCGCCCGATCACGCAATAACTTCATTTCAGACTCACGCACGGCGTCGGCCGCTTCCGTCGCTGTTTCTATACGTTTCTGTTTACCGGTAATTTCCAAAGCGGCAATATCATTCTGGTAAGTACGGTTTATCTCCAGAAGTTCTGCGGCGTGCTCCGCTTCAACTTCCAGCATATAGGCGTCGGCGGCTTCCTGCGTGATACTTTGGTTTAATACCGCTTTTTCCATGGTGTCCTTCTGGACATTGTAATAGGCGGTTTCAATCTTTAACCGTTCGTCCCGTTTCTCCTGTACCAGTTTTATACGGGCGTCCTCCTGCTTGCCGGTTTCCGTAAAAATGGCCGTCTGTGCTTCTGTTTCGAGCTTGTGGATTTCATCGAGTAATTTCTTTTTATTAGCCGGCGTTTTTGCTTCCAGCTTCTGGAGTGCGTCGATACGTTCCCGGTAATAGCGAAGGTTTTCCGCCGTCCCTTCGAGAATATACTGGGCTTCCGTCTTATTTTCCTTCTCCCGGTTCTGTTTGATTAGAAGCATACGTTTTTCGTGCTCGATCTCCAGAGGTTTTAACGTGGCGTCCGTTTCCGTATTTTTATACTCCCCGGCTTCCGCCTTCTTTTTGACCTTCCCCAGTTCGTTTAAACGTTTTATTTCGGTGTCGATACGTTCTATTTCCTTGTTTTTCTTGGCGATATTCGCTTCGCTGTCTTCCGCCCACTGTTCCTGAACCTTTTTCTTTTCGGCCTCCAGTTTCTTTATGAGGGATGTTTCAGTATTTATATTTTCTTTATTGGTTCCGGTTAATGAAGTGGCCGTCGCCTCTGTTTTTAAGATATCATTATTGATCTGGGCGATTGCTGATTCTATACCGGCCAAATCCTTCTGTGTTGTCTGTAGGGCTTTCAACTGGTTAGCCTCTTTTTCCGTACCAAATAAACGGCTTATTTTAGCGGTAAGACTGTTCCGGTTATATCCTGACAATGTATTTTGCTGGCGGGTGTCCCAGTAAGCGTCGCTTTGCTCTGATTCCTGGCTTTCAAGATTCCTTTTTTTCTTGTACAATTCTTCCAGTTCCTCCTGGTAAGCTTTCAACTTGATTTGTTTTTCCAAGGAAACTAAATATTGATCTATAGCCTCCTTGTTGTTGTTTATGAGCCTGCCTTCTTCATTCAATTCCGCATTATAATCCGGTATCAGTTCTTTTAATTCAGCGAGCCTTTGTTTACGGGTGTAGTTGGAAAGGTTCTCGTCATTAATAGCAGCTACAAGAGTTTTTATTTTTGCTTCCTGGCTGGCATATTCTTCATTCACTTTCTTTACGACTTCCTGGTGGGCCTTCATCGCCGCCGAAGCCTGTTCCGTCTTCTTTGCAAGCTGGTAGATAGCAACACCGGCTGCCACGAGTAACGCGAGCAGGGCCGTATATGGATTCTTCAAAAGTTCGATCCTCATTAACCGAAGGGCGGCGGTACATCTTTTAATATTCAGGTGCAGCAATGCCTGGGCCGCCGCATAAGCCAGAGTAGCCGCCCGGCTGATATAAAGCTGTACGGCGTGCGCTTTCTCTGCAACGACCGAAGCAAGGGTCGCCGTTTTAAAACGGGCGTGCCACATGGTAGCGATTTTCAGTCCTCCATAGTAAGAAACCAAATAAGCGGTAACGGTATAAGTGACAACACCCCATTTATTAAACATGTCGATCATACCGCCCACACCTTCCACCATAAGCGTAACAAGGTCTATTAAATCCCGAAGAATACCCTTTGATTCATAGAAACGTAAAACTACCCCTTCGATAGTTGAACTTAATGTATTGAGGGAACCTTGTACATTATCACCCATTTCTTCCGCCATGGCATTAAATCCCTCTTCGGCTCCTGTTACTGCATCACGGAGATTTAAAACGGTATCAGTACCATTTAAAAAGGTATTAAATGCGGCAACCGAACGTTTATCCGTTAAATCCAGTGCCTTATTAAGGTCTATTCCTTCACTGTTCAGCTTTTTCAGCCCCTTTACAAGGTCTTCTAAGTTATCTACAGGACCACCAAGGGCAAGTGCAAGTTTACCGCTACCGTCAGCCAAGTTAAGCAAAATATTACGTGTTGCCGTCGCTGCCGATGAAGCGTCGAAACCGCTGTTTGCCAAAGCCCCCAAAAGGGCGGTCGTTTCCTCGATCGTGAATCCGAAAGAATTAGCAACCGGCCCAACAATAGACATTGCCGTATTTAAGTACTCGAAGCTTAAAGCGGATGCGTTACATCCCATAGTCATAGTAGAAACAGCCCGTTCCGTATCTTCCGCATCAAGGTTGAAAATACGCAATGTTGCACCGGCAAGCGTAGCAGCCGAGGCAAGATCAGTGTCCACAGCCTTAGCGAATTTCAGCACGGAAGGCGTCATCGCTTTAATATCCTCTTTAAAAAATCCCAGCTTGGCAAGCTCTATCTGAAGTTCCGTTACCTGTGCGGCCGTATAAGAAGTAGTAGCACCCAGCCGGCGCGCTTCATCTGTTAAATCCTTGATACTCTTTTTCGTGGTTCCCAGAATAGCGGCCAAAGTACTGTTTTTCTTCTCGAACTCTATAATAGTACTGATCGCATCCCTTAGCCCGCCGACAATCTGTCCGGTTATCATTGCGCCGATAGTGACAAACACACCGGCCAGAACCGTTTTTATCTTATTCAGGGAAAGAAGGGAACCGCCGAAACCTTCCGCCTTTTTCGTGGCCTGCCCGTATGCTTTCTCAACTTCTTTCAGTTCCTTCTCCAGGGCGGCATATTTTTCCGGCTGCAAGGATTTCACCGTATCGCGAAGCTCTTTCCGCAAGGCGTTTGCCTTCCTTGCCAGCTGGTTGGCACTCATGGTGGTTTTATCCAGCCGTTTCTCACATTCGGCAATCTTCTTGTTATTCTCGCCGATCGTCTTATTATTTTCTTTCAGTTGCTCATCAAGCCTTTTCCATTGTTTACCGCCAGCTTTCCCGGTGGCGATTAAATCGGTCATAGCCTTTTTTATCTCCTTATTGCTATCCCGGAGCTCCTTGTTCTTTTCTGAAAGATTATGTATTTCCTTCTGCGCATCGGAGGCGTTCAGGGTTAACACCCATTCGATATAGTCAGGTTTTAATTTTGCCATAAGAGTAAATTTTATAAGGCAAAATTATCCTGGTGTAAAGTGGCGGAAAAGGACACAAAAAAAGCCCGTAGAACCATTCTACAGGCTTATTATACTAAGAAGAAAGTATTTTATCTCTTAAAGGTAAAATCCGAAGGATCAAAACATTCTTTATCCTTAATTGTTGCCCGATCTATCATCCAGCAAATGTACCAGGTTAGAGGAACCGATATAAGAGGCGTCACGATAAAGGAAAGAAAGGCAAAAGCAAGCCACCCGGATAAAGTAGCCGGTTTATGCTTACATCCTACGAAAAAAAATATTACCAGGAAAAAGCCGATCAAAAATAAAATATCTTCGTATGTCATACAATCATCGTTAGTTCTTTACCGATATCTTTAATAGTATTTACTATTAGGGCCTCCCGTTCTTGTGAGGGCTTTTTTATTCCACTTATATATTGAGACATAAGGCTTTGACTTATTCCCATACGTCGAGCCACCGCAGAAGCATTTAGTTCCGGGTGAGAAATAAAAATCCGATATAAGAAAGTTTCTTCCTTCTTATCTTGAATAGCTAAACAATCATTCATAGGGTCTAAAAATATGCAGCTATACCAATTTCATATAAAAACTCCGGTGCAAGGTCGGCACCATTGGCCCATTCAATAGTAGCACGGGTTAAACCATATTGAACAAATTTTTCCTTATCCAATAACTCCCCGAAAACCTCACCTGTAAGATAAGGTTCCAAATTTACGATCTTTTTACTCCCGTCGCTGAAAGTAACAAGAAGCTCGTAATTCCTAATATAATCCACATCTATAACCCGTAACATAAGCGTTTATTTTAATGGTTCAATTTTATCTATTTTTTCCCCTTTTTGGGCCTTTTCCCAAAGAGAAAGTATTTCTGCCTCGTGCAAGTTAATCCACTCATTTACTTTTGCAATAACTTTAGCTGGAGCCTGACCGTCTACAATCCGATCCAATACGCTAATAGAACATTCATAATCACCATAAGTAAAATGAATATGTGGCGGATTATGATCTTTCCAATAGAGGAATATAATAATACCGAAGAATCTACAAATTTCAGGCATAAACTTTGTTTTATTGGTTACTGAAACAAAGATAGGTAATAAAATCATTACCTACAAATATTTAGGTATTAATTTTATTACCTATTTTAGCGAACTGGCAAACATTTCTTTTATCCTTTCCCTTACATAATCCTGATATTCATATTTAATCTTCCCGAGTGTGTCATGATATAGAATCCCGTATATCTGCCGGTTATAAATCTGGTAATTACCGTGTTTCTTCATATCCAGGAAGCGGGTATATAATGGAAGGTTAGAATGTGCGATTACTCCTTCGCCGTCCGGAATGACCGAATAATTCGGGTTCTGTAGTGCGGCCATTAATGCACCGGATCGCCCTTGTATGATCTCCCCGGTTCCCTGTACTTTCCTACGCTCACGGCCTTTCTGGTAAATCCGTTTGGTAGCGATATCCAGTTGGGCTTGAAATATGTCCTGTATTCCACGCCCGATCCGGTCGGTAAAAAAATCCGTTTTAAAATTCTCGGCCATTCAGTTAGAATCTTGTTTTAAATGAGAAAGCCAGGCTCCACCCTGCAAACGTCCGGTAAAAGCCGGATTCCGGAAGAGTGGAAAGGCTGGTTAAATCCAGTTCCTTAGTGACAGGGCAACCGGTGGCAGAATCTTCTATCAGCATTTGTTTGATACGCTCCATAACCGGCTGCACCTCTTCGATAGTCTCATAAGCCCCTTTACGTTGGGGATCGTACTTGCTCATAAGGAAAATAACGCATAAATTATTTTCCCTCACATTGTCAGCCGAAAGGCTGGCACCCGTTCCCGACGGAATCAGAATAAAGAGCACCGGACATTCTTCTTTTGATAGCCCCTGTATCGTCTTACTCATTTCCTCGTCAATGGTAACGGGTAGCACCTTCTTTATTTCAGGAATACGTTTTTGTACGCCTTCCCAGTATTCACGGTAAACCTTTATATCTATCATATCGTCAATCCCTGATAACGTTTCGCCTCCCATTCACGGCGGGTAACAAGCCCCGGAAGAATCTTACCGCCCCCGTATATCCACTTTTTAAACTCTGCCGGTATGGATGGCTCATACGCATCCGCTCTGATCTTCTTATAAAGCGTTGATTTCTTGAATTTTCCGATACCTACATTAAAGCAAAAGCTTACTACCGCGTCAAACTGGTACTGTCCCAAATGAAGGGGAAGCGCGTTTACCTGGTTTTCTACCGCCCTGATATCCGATTCAAAGAAAGCGTCGGCCCGGGCCTCGGTGATAACATCTCCCGGTTTTACGCCGGTTGTGTGACCGTAACCGATCGTACATACTCCCGCGGCACATACATACGCTTTCAGGCGTAGCCCCTCAAATTGCTTAATCTTGTTTTTTGTTCCTGTTGTTGTTCTCATTTCTTGTTACGTTTTTGGTGTAAATACTCAAACTTACATTTATACAGATAAAGTAATACATCCCAAAAGGGTGTATCGTCCACCTCCTTCTTATTACCGAACACGCCGGAAGCCGCCACTTCAAAGACTATTCCGGTCCAGCCGGTTTTATCGTCCGCCTTCCGGTCCTCGGATGCCAACTTCTGAAATAATATCCGAAAGTCAATATCTTCACCACCAATATAAACCGGTCCGGAAAGAACCATTTCCCAAACAGCGGAAAAGAAGTTTACCGCATGAATGGCAAGCAAGGAAGGAACGGCCGGCATCTTCTCCGGGTCCTTGTACCGGTAAAGCTTTAATGTGATATCCTGGAAGATTTCATTTATAGCCGGTTCGTCTTTTTCTGTCGCCGCCTGCTTGCTTTGCTGCAACAAATCCAGGCAATCACAAAAGTTACCGAAAGTAAGACCGTTCAGCATGTCACCGACACCATGCCAGCTCCCAAAATCCTGCATCAGGTTACGCCCGGTTTTCAGAATGGGCGTAACGATCCGCTCGCCCTCCTTACCGGTCGTATAAGAGAAAAAGCCGTCCAGCTTTTCCAGTTGGCCGTCCAGCTCCCGGATGATCTCACGCCGGTACATGGTGTAATCCGCTTTCATGCCCAGAAGGAAAGAAAGCCATTTTACGCGGAACTGTCCGGGGCTGATCGTACCGCGGTTCATCAGTACCGACAATATAAGAAACTGCCGGTACTGCTCACTGCTGACTTCATCCAGGCATGAAGGAACCTCCGCCGTCTTACTATTATATGTAAACTTCTCCATGTCCGGACATTAAAAGGTTATTCCTTTGGATTGTACGGTAACACCCGGTATATAGTAATCCACCGTTTCCGACTGCGCATCCAGTTCCCTGATGATATCCTGCAATACATCCAGGTAAGCCGCCGCGTCCTGCTCCAGACTGTTAGCAACCGATTGCCGGGCCTCTTTTTCCGCCCGCAATTTATCCCGTACGGTTGTGCTCTGCTGTACCTGTACGATTCCATTGGGTAGAACTTCCACCGGTAAACGTTCAACGGCCTTTTTTATGGTGAGAAGTGCAAGCGGGCGGCGTACATACTCCAGCAATTTCTCCGTTAAAACGGTATCGCCTTCAATCAGTTTATTATAACGGTTCCGGGTGATAACAGGTATTATCTGCCCGTCCTGGACTTCCCGGATCATAGGAATAAGCACCAGAAAAAGCCGGTGACTGCCGATATTGTAATATTCATCGAACGTTTCCTTATTCTGGATTAGAAGCCGGTTTATAGCCTTTTTCTTAATGCCGTTCATCCAGAAATCAAACTTTTCGCGGTCCATTAACTCCACCAACGCGTCTACGGCTTCATAAGCCAGGTTCCGGATATTCTCTTCATCCTTGAACTCCTGTAAGGCGGTCATACCCGTTTCATTCTCTCCAAGGTGTTTGCCACGTCCGGCCGTTCCGTGTTGTGCGTCTAAAGTGGGAATGACCTTTAACCAGGTAAACATTGCCACCGCCTGCTGCATCAGCCGCAAAGTTTCCGCCATGCCGTCCGGTTCCGTACCGTCCGCATGATCTTCACGGTAATACTTATCTACCGCGTCTATGGGTTCCGTTCCGATGATAGCCTGTAAATCCCGAATACCCAGCGGTAAGATAGGTTCCCACTTGGTAAAATCAAGATCATTATCGATCAATCCCAGAACACGGACTATTTCACCGGCACCGTCACCGCCTTTATTAAATAACTTCGTCATTTGCTCGGTCTCTTTTTAATGTATATGGTTTCCAATTATCAAAATCCTTTGTGAAATTGTTTATTTCATCGTAGAACTCCTTATAAAAGCGGGCCAGCCCGGTATCTATCGTTATACAGGTCTGCTCCGTGCGCGGATTGGTGTTCACATTGGCCGAGCTTTCTATTACAAAATCAAAAGCGTTACCAAAACCGGCCATTACTTTAGCATGATTACGGAAGATGCAGACACGTGATCCGAAACGTTCCGCCACCTTCTTTAGGTATAAATAAACATCCGCGTAGGAACCTTGAAAGATTTCACCTACATAAAAATCCGCGTGCCCTATGTCTTTTCTCTCCAGCCATTTCTCCACCTCCTTAACATCGGTAATTGCCATACACCAGGTAGAAATCAGAACATATTCCACCGGTTGTTGCTTCACGATCACACGAAGATAAGTAAGGCTGTCAACGTCCCCATGACTGATACAGTGATAAGACGCCCCTTTCTCAAAATGCCAGGGCAAACACTCTTCCAGGTGCAGCTCCGATTTTATCCGCCGGTCAAAATGAACGTTTTTCGTCCGGCGGGCCTTTATATGCTTATCCGGGGTGTTATCGGCCCGGTTCTCTTCCGGTTGCCGGTCGCTTACCGGTTCTTCCGGCACATCTTCCGGTTTCGGTGTAAAAAACAGACTACGCATTTTCTTTCATACGGTTAGAGGGTGAAACGTTCTGTTCCGCTTCCACTATGGTACGATAAAGCCCTACTTTCGTTGCGGTACCCGGAAAGTTGGCATTAATATACTGCTGTAACGGCTTACAAAGGATCATGTCCGGAATAGCCGTTTCAGAAGCGTTATACACTTTCAGGCTGTATAATTTCTCCGATCCGGAAGAAAGTTTGTTTTCTATAATCAGATTTGAAAGTACCGGATCAAGACCGAAGCCGGAAGTGGCGGCAGCGTCCGCCTTATTGGATATCTTAATCTGGGCGTCCACATAATCCTTTATCTTCTTATCCAGTGGTTCCACCGTCCAGCCCTCAAAGTTATTCGCTTCCGGATTCCAGAATTTGGTCGTGTGCATGTATTTTCCGGCGTTCTGCCTTCCGGTAATGTTGGAGGCGAATTTCTCCATAGCTTCGTCCTTGAAATCTTCCAGCATCTGGGCCGTGTATTTCTCGCCCGTACGCTCGCAAACCTGTTTTATACGTGCTTCCGCGCGCTCCCAGTAAGACTGCGGCGATTCGATATGCAGGGAAATGGCCGAAGCGTTTTCGTTATAGGCGATCAGGATAGCGGCCAGACCGCCGGCAAGCTCCAGCCAGTCAAGCGCACCCAAAAAACGCGGTGTACTCATAAAATCCTTGCAAAAGGAATAGATATTATAATATTTCACAGAAACCGGATATTTGAACGGGTGGGCCGGATCAAAGACCGGGTAACGGTAAGTATAGGCCGGATCAGGATAAGGAAAGTCGCCCACAAGTACTTCCTGCGGTTCATCCTCGCCGTCGGGAGGATATACCAGGCGGGCCTTCTGGTAGGGAATATGTTCCAGCCGTACCAAACGCCCGGGATTGCCTACACGCGGCGCACGGTTCCGGACAAACTTTATAAAAAAGCCCTGCATGTGTGTTAAGTCTACGAGTGAGCGGTGAAGAACCGTCGTGTAATCCCACGACTCCAGGTCGGCGGTTATTTCCGGATCGAGTTTCCAACGCCGGTAAAAACGGTTATTCTCTTCGTCGATCGCATCCTCATACAGCCGCGGGCCTTCTCCCCACTGTAAACCGGCTATTTTACCCATAATACCTTCACCGGCGTAGAATTTATCCAGTAAACGCATGACCTCGCCCGGCATGTCGTTATTGTCACCCATGGGAACGATAAAGGTACCGTTTACGCTGATCTTTCGCGAAAAGAAAGCCCCCCGCCGGTTTAACTGGATGCTGGAAGGTTCCCAACCTTTACCGCGGCCACCGATAGAAAAGGAGATCAAACCCTTGTCGGTGCCGGTATCTATAATTCCAAAGTTGCCACTTCGTCTTATTTCCATAATCTTAAATCGTTATTCTTTTCCCGTTGAACTCCATTACCAGACATTCCCAGCAATTCAGCGGCCGGCCCGTTGTGGTGTCCGTCAGGAATAGTTTATAGCTTGAATTTTCGATGCTTTCATCCGTCGCCTTTTTCCTCAAACGGGCGGCAGTAAGTATCACCATGTCGCCGCCGTCCCGCGTCTGACGGTTCCATTTCCGGAACTTGATAGAAAAGGTACCCCCGGAAATGGTAATCCGCTTCATCTGTTCTACCGCTACATAAAGGTTTATTTTTTCCATAGCCGGCGGATAAAGTTTTTAATACTGGCCCAGTTATCATGTACCAAGCAGAAGGATAGAAAGAAAAACATGAATTTTAGGAACGTCCATAGGCTACACCCGTTTGTAGTCTTTTCTTTTTCCTGGCTTTGTTGCTTAACGTCGGATTTACGGGTAACGGCTGTTTCCGTTTGACTGGTAGTTTCCTTATGATCCCGGAGGGAACTGCTTTGATTCTTTCCAGTTCTTTTTTCAGTTTTTCGGTTACTGAAATCAATTTCTTTAATTCTTCCGAGGCTGTCGTAGTCGATACGGATATGCGTACTATCTTCCCGGTAAACGTCAAGTACGTGCTCCTCATGGCTCGAATCTCTCCGCGCAAGTTCAATAACTCCGTCAGTAGTTGTTTGTTTTTCTTCTCCAGTTGCTTCTGTAACCGTTTTTCGTGTAACAGAGCGAGAAGAACGACAACCGTAAAAACAAGCTGCAAAACAAATAAAAATAAGTAGGTGTACGATTCCATGTCTCATAATTGATTTTAGTTATTAGTGTCGAAAGTGATAGATTTACGGTTCAGGCAATTTTTCACCCCGCAAAGAAACGGTTTCATGATATCCATTACGCGGGCGTTCTGCCTGATATCCTTTTCCATTTCGTTACATTTCTGCTGGAGTTCCCGGTACTGGCTCTCTACATCGTCGATCCGCTGTTTCAATTCCTTACGGTCATTCTTCATATCCTCAATCAGTTCCTGGTAAACCTCCTGTACTGACTTCATGGCGTCAGCTTCCGCCTGTTTACGGGTATACCGGAGAGTGAATAACCAAGTCAGGCCACCCGTGCAAAGAGCTGTAATAATCGCTGTAATTATCGTTTCCGTCATATTAGTAGAGTTGAAAATGTTACATTATAGTCCGGACGATACATACATGCGTCAAATAACCCGCCACGATCCCGGCCAGGTCTGCCAGAATATCCTTCCAGTCCCATTTATTACAGGGGGACATTTCATCCCCGTATTCCTTACCCAGTGAAGCACCCAGGGCAAAGGGAACACCATAATCACCCAACAGGGCACATATAGCGTAATTAATTCCGAAATGCTTCCATTTGTCCGTTCCTATTTTCATAATTTGAATCATTGGTTACTGCAAAGGTGGGAAGAACGGAAACGGACGAAAAGGACATAAAAAAGAGTGCCGGGAACCACCCCGGCACAAACAAACCCTAACCTGGGACTTAAACCCAACGGCTGCCTTTTCAGCCGGTATGCTAAATTGTTAATATTAAGGATTAGACAACTTTTCGATGTCTTTTTTCATCATACGTAATAATTGAATCCTTCTTAACACCTCATTTGTTGGTGTACTTTCATCTCCTTTCTCTATTAGGAAATCGATTAGGTCCTCAATAACTTCGATGTAACAAGCGGAAACCGGTTCCGTCTTAGTTTGCCACTGTGTCAAAATCTCGGCACTTTCATCTGTTATATGTGCGCCGTTTACTTCTATATCTTTCATAACAAATCTTTCATTAAACGTTTTTAATCGGTGTAGTCTCTAAGGTAGTGAAATCAATTATTCCGGCCTGCCGGTATATCCCGAGGGCGACTTTCCTAAACCGTTCGTAATTACGTCTGTCAATGGGCGATAACTGCCACCTCTTCATGTCTTTCATCAAATCCGGTATATTATTGGCACTATTATACAGACAGTTGTTTTTACCGTACTCGTGATGAAGTGATACAGACTGAAAATCACCGGAGAAAACAACCAACCGCAAACGTTCAAGTTCAAGGAAAGCAAACTCATTGTTAACCTTCTCCACCTTATAGGCTCTTAATTCAATGGAAGGCGTGCCGTATTCACGTCTAACGAAAAATAGGATATCAGGATTATTTGTATTCATTTGGCACCTCCTTTTAAGTCTTCTAATTTAATATGTGAAATACTTGTTATACTTTCCAGTACCCCGTCGCATACACTTTTAACCCTTAATCCGCGGGAACCGTCTTTCTTGGGTAAATTCAGGTGATAATACGGGCGATTCCTCCAGAATGTAATCCGGAAAATCCAGCCACGAACTTTAAAAGTAGCATTGCTTATTTTATAATCAATCTGTATCAGATCACCCGGTTTAAATTTACTTTCTTGTAGAAACATTTCCTGTATTTCTTCCTTTTCCTTCTTTATTTCCTCAATCCTTTTATCATTGTTTTGTAATTGAGTAAGTAACACTTGCTGATATTCAGTATATATCATTCGGCACCTCCTTTCTTTTCTATCTGGGGACGCTCTGAAAACCTATATATTCTTTTAACCCGGTAAATAAAAAAATAGGCTACCGGCTTGTCACAGCCGTTATTATGTGTTTTAGTGTCCTGATCTATATGAATAAACCCGCTACCGGAAGATATTTTCAGCGGCATTGTTTTAGGGTATTTCTCGTTCAGCTCCTTTACCTTTGCTTCCAGTTCAGTTTTAAAAGCATCAAAGGAAATTTTATCAGGGCAAAGCGTATTACCAAACTGGTTTGCAAACTCTGCCATTTCAGCACATTTTCGGTTCTGTGGCTTATATTCGTTAAGCTCTATAAAATAAGATATCATTTTCGGCCTCCTTTCCTCGCTTTCTTGGCACGACACACACATATAACTGCACCAATGACAGCCGGTGGATAGATAAAAGTAAGACAGAAACAAGCGATAGCAGATAAGTAATAAGCCCCAGAAGTTGAACAAACAGTACATTCATGTTTCGGTTCCTGAAAATAACGATGTTGGATTGTGTTTACGTCCGTGCTACCAGTACGGAACGAAGGTACATAGCTTGTACCGGATTGAAATTCATTTTTCATAACGGTGTTAATTTTGACTATTTTACATGGGAAAGGCGGTTACCATTTCCCCTAATTCGTCAAAATTAACACCGCAAACCGTCCGAAGATCGGGTTATAAGTTTAGGGAAAGGCAACCGCCTTGTATTAAACAAGCACTTATCGGGCATAAAAAAAGCCCGTTATTTATTCGAGCCAATAACCGAGACTCACCGGACCGCACCAGCGGTGTTAACTTTGACAGGGGCAAATGTCGGCATTAAATTCTGAACAAAAAAAAAAAAAACGTTAATAAAAGTTTAT